TTTCTTGATGAATCTACAGTAAAACTTACCGAACACTCACAGTTAATTATAGATGAATACATCTATGACCCTGACCCCAGTAAATCTAAAATGGCTCTTACCTTTGGGTTGGGTACTGCTAGGTTTATTACAGGTAGTCTTAATAGAATAGATAAACAAAACATAAAGTTAAAAACACCTACAGCTAATATTGCTATTCGTGGTACAGATTTCACAGCTACAGTAGATGAATTAGGCAGGTCACTTATCATACTTCTCCCTGATGCTTTTGGTTTATCTAGTGGCGAGATAGAAGTGGTTACTGCTATGGGTAGTGTATTACTTAATAAACCTTTTCAAGCTACAACAGTAAGCGTCTTTGAATCTCAGCCAAGTAAGCCAGTTATTTTAGATTTAACTTTAGACATTATAGATAACATGCTTATTGTTACACCACCTAAAGAAGAAATAACTTTAACTGAGGAAGTATCGCAAAACGCTAAAGCAAACATACTTGACTTTAATGACCTTGATATAGACTACCTTGATGAAGACTTTTTAGGTGAAGACGAATTAGAGTTTACAGAGCTTGATATTAACTACCTTGATACTAACTTTTTAGAAGACTTGCTTAATGTTTTAGATCAGTTAGCAATTGGTGATGATGAAGATGTATTAGCAGACGCAGGCGGTATTAACTTAACAGGTACTAGAATAGGACAAGATCCTGATACACAAATAACTACCCTAGTTCAAGGTGATATAATAAGTCTTAGAAGAAAAGTAAATGATTCAGTTAGATTAGATTTAAACGGCAATGGTTCTTATACTTTAATTATTATCCAGGATGGTGTATCTAATGTTGTTAAGATTAACGGTGGTGGTGACTCTAATATAACTATTACGCAAAGTGAATAAACTATTATTACCTATACTTATAATACTAAGCTTACCCTTGGTGTTTCAAAGCACGCCAACAGAAATACTAAAACTAAAAATATTTGACACTTTTGTTCAAACACCTGAACCTTCACCATACTTCACAATATTAAATATAACAGAAGAAGATATTGAACGAGAGGGAGGTTATCCACTACCCAGAAAAAGACTAGCAGAGATACAAATAGATTTAATAAACAAAGGCGCAATAGGCATTGGCTGGGTTATATCTTTTCCTCAAGCAGATAGACTGGGTGGAGATGAAGTTTTTGCGGAGAGTTTAAATTACATCCCGAGTGTACTAGCTACATTTGAAAATGATAATAATATTTTCCCAGAAACTACAGGCACAGTTATACTAGGTGATGATATAGGCGGTTACTACTCTAGAGGAGTAGTTAAAAATATACCTATACTCACTGAAGGTCAGTATGTTTTTGAAGGCGTTTCTTCCGCACCTACAGATATTGATAACCTAGTTCGTAGACTACCTTTGTTAATGCGCACTCCTGAAGGTTGGATACCAGCATTCGGTACACAAGTACTGAAAACTTTAGTTGGTGCTGAAACCTATATTATAAAAACTAATTTTAATGGATTAGAAGAGATAAGAGTAAAAGGGTTGCCTCCTGTGCCAGTAGATAGTCTAGGTCGTAAGTGGATAAGTTGGGTAAATACTCCACAAACAACTCTACAAGAAATGAATGTACAAGGTAAGTTTGTTTTTATTGGAATAACAGCATCAGGGGTGATGCCACAGGTTGCCACACCTGTTGGTTTATTAGAACCCCACAAGATACAAGCAGCACTATCTGAGTCAATATTGATTGAAAAGAGTCCATATATACCTGATTATAGTTTATCTGTAGAAATTGTTTCTTTAGTTTTATCTGTAAGCCTTATTTGGGCAATTATAAACTACTTTGGTATAACTTGGGGCGTTTTATTTAGCTTATTAATACTGTCCTTTACAGGCTTACTTGGAGTGTATTTAATAAGGTTAGGAGTACTTATAGATTTTTCTTGGACTTTTATTTCTCAGGTACTTACTTCTACTGTAGCTTTTTATGTTAATTATAGAAAACAATACGTGTTGCGTCAACAGATTAAAAAACAATTTGAGCACTACCTCGATCCTAGACAAGTTAAAAAACTTCAAAGTAACCCTGAGCTTTTAAAACTTGGCGGAGAAAAAAGATATGCTACTTTTTTATTCACTGACGTTAGAGGTTTTACATCTTTAAGCGAGAGCGTTGAACCTGAACAAGTAACATACATTATGAATAAAGCACTTACTGCTCAACAGTCTGCAGTACAGAAATACGAAGGTATGGTTGATAAATATATTGGCGACGCAATGATGGCTATCTTTAATTCTCCTATAGATTTAAAAAATCATGAAGATAAAGCTATTGAATGTGCTTTAGAAATACAGAAAAACATGGTGATACTTAATAAAGAATTAGTAGCAGAAGGACTACCCAGTATAGCAATAGGAATAGGAATTAACTCTGGTGAAGCAATTATAGGAAACATGGGAAGTGATCAAAGATTTGATTATACAGCTATAGGTGACTCAGTAAACACAGCAGCAAGGTTTGAAAGTTCTACTAAAGAGGTGGGTCAAGATTTAATTATAGGTCAAAATACTAAACAAAAGTCTAAATTTAAGTTAAAATTATTGAAACCTATAAAAGTTAAAGGTAAGGCAAAGGCATTAAAGATATATACGTATGAGCAAAATTAAAAATATAATCATAACGGCTTTATTGTGGGTATGGAACAAGATAAAAACTCGTTACAAAGTTACAGTCTCTTTCAATAGAGAGTATGGTGACGCTGACGATTCTGTATATATAACTAAAAAGATAATAGTTCAAAAAGAAAATCATTTAAAATTTCGTAATGAAAACGGCAGGATAGTTGAATATAGAAGTGCTGGTGGTTTAAACTACATCATAGAGGAAGCCTAATGCAACAATTTTTATTAGCAATAATACTAGTTTTAGGTTTAACTTCTTATTATTTATATAATCAAAATCAAGTACTGACAACTAACAACGCTGTATTAGAAGGTGCTATAGCCACACAGGAAGAAACAATCACATCTATACAGGCAGATTTTGAATTACAAACAGGAGAATTAAATCAATTGACTTTAAGTAGTCAAGCAGCACAAAGAGAGTTAAATAGATACACACAATTTATACAGAATTATGAATTGTCAGCTAAAATATTAGCAGACCCAGTAGAAATGGAAAGGAAAATTAATAATGGTACAAAACATATCATGGAAGAAATCGAGAAACTCAGCACAGTTGTTGATGATCTTGATGATGGCTTGCAGTTGCAGCCTGATTCCTAGTAAACAGATAGAAGTTACGGCAAAACCAATAGAACGTAAGATTGTTCAACCAGTTATGCCTAGAGAAATAGACCTTAAAGAACCTATGTGGATTGTTGTTACTCCAGATAATTGGGAAGATCAACTAGCTATGATAGAAAAACAAGAAGGTGAGTTAGTGTTTTTAGCTATGACTATACCTGATTACGAAGTTATGGCGTACAACATGCAGGAATTAAAGAGATATATAAATGAACTTAAAGAAGTTGTTGTGTATTATAGAAAGGTTACAATTACTAAAGAGGAGTAAAGATATGAAAATATCGTTAGAAGGGTTAGGATTAATTAAAAAGTTTGAAGGCTGTGAGCTTGAAGCGTATAAATGTGCAGCAGGAGTATGGACAATAGGTTACGGATCTACTAAAGGCGTAAAGGAAGGTGACTCACTCACTCAAGAAGACGCAGACAAGTTACTTAGGCACGAAATGGACGAATACGAAGGTTATATTAAAGACATGGTAAAGATTGATCTCAAACAAAATGAATTTGATTCTTTAGTTAGTTGGGTGTTTAATCTTGGTCCAGCTAATTTAAAAACTTCTACTATGCTTAAAGTAATTAATGATAATAAACTAGAAGAAGTTCCTTCTCAAATGAAACGTTGGAACAAAGCTAACGGTAAAGTCCTAGAAGGTCTTATCAGACGCAGAGAAGCAGAAGCTTTGTTGTTCCAAGGTAAGGAATGGCACGAGGTGTGATATGCCGTTAAGTAAATTTGTATTTAAACCTGGAATTATGCGTGAAGGCACAGCTTATGATAATGAAGGTGGATGGTTTGATTCTAATTTAGTTAGGTTTAATGCTGGTAGACCAGAGAAAATAGGTGGATGGCGTAAAGATACTGATAATTCTTTTTTAGGTACATGTCGTGCTTTACACCCTTGGGTATCATTAAACGGCAGTAAATTTTTAGGTTTAGGAACTCATTTAAAATACTACATAAACGAAGGAGATAGTTTCAACGATGTTACCCCCATACGAAAGACTACGACTAATGGCGTTACTTTTTCTGCTACTAACGGCAGCAGTACTATAACTGTAACTGACTCAAATCATGGAGCAGTACAGAATGATTTTGTTACTTTTAGTCAAGCTGTTAGTTTAGGTGGTTTGATAACAGCAAATGTTTTAAATCAAGAGTATCAAATAACTACAATTGTCAGTACTAATTCTTACAATATTACCGCTAAAAATACTAGTGGTGTTACTGTAGTTGCCAACTCTAGTGATAGTGGTAACGGTGGTTCGGGAGTTGATGGAGTTTATCAAATAAACGTAGGTTTAGACGTTTATGTTCAATCTACAGGTTGGGGCGCAGGAGCATGGAACGTAGGTACATGGGGTTCAGTAAATGCTTTATCTAAAACTAATCAATTACGTAATTGGTCTCACGATCATTACGGTGAAGATTTAGTTATGGCAGTACGTAACGGCAGCATATTTTATCACGATACTAGCGGTGGTCTTGAGTCTAGAGCAGTTTCTTTAGCTAGTGTTAGTGGTGCTAATTTAGTTCCTACTATTTGTTTAGGTGTTACTGTTTCAGAAACAGATAGGCATCTTATAGTTTTAGGTTCTGATCCAATATCTGGTACATCTAGGACTGGAGTACTTGATCCAATGCTTGTTTCTTTTAGTGATCAAGAAAATCTCCTTGAATTTGAGCCTTTAGAAACTAATACATCTGGTAGTTTGAGGTTGTCAGAAGGTAGTTTAATAGTAGGTTCAGTAAAAGCTAGACAAGAAACATTAATATGGACAGATACAGCACTATATAGTATGCAGTTTATTGGTCCACCTTTTACCTTTAGTCTTAACTTAATCAATAACAACACAGGATTAATATCTCCTAATGGAGCGGTTACTTCTCCTAGTGGTGTGTATTGGATGGGGTATGATAATTTCTATATTTATAACGGTAGTGTAAAAAAAGTACCTTGTAGTGTATTGAGTTATGTTTTTGATGATTTAAATTCTGGTCAAGCTTATAAAGTTTTTGCCTACACTAATAATGATCATGATGAGATTGGCTGGTTTTATCCATCTTCTGGTTCTGAAGAAAACGACAGGTATGTAGTTTACGACTACAATGATAACGTTTGGACTTACGGAGAACTAAGTAGAACTGCTTGGATAGATGAAGGCACAGTCGATTATCCAAGAGCTACTAGTAATAATTATCTCTATGAACATGAGTTTGGTTTTAATGATGATGGTACTCCTATGACTAATGTATTTATTGAAAGTTCAGATTTTGATATAGGTGATGGAGAACAATTTGCTTTTATATCAAAAGTTATACCAGATGTTAAATTTTTAAATAATAGTAGTAGTGGTAAAGTAAACATAGTTTTAAAAACTAGAGACTTTCCTGGAGATAGTCTTACAACTAATAGTACAAGTAGTGTGGCTAGTACAACTCAACAGATACATGTACGGAGTAGAGCCAGACAAGCAGTATTAAGACTTGAATCTTTTGATGATAATACTGATTCAGGTAACAATGACATAGGCTGGAGATTAGGAGCTACAAGACTAGATGTAAAGAATGATGGTAGAAGATGAGTAAACTTTTAACTACTAGATTACCTATAGCCACAGAAGAAGCAGTTGATTCAGATACATATAATAGATTAATAAGGGTTTTAGAATTAAATTTAGGCACATTTGATCCCGATAACACGAGACAAATGAACCAAAGTCAAAGGAATAAAGTCAAGTTTAATCCTGGAAGTCTTATTTGGAATACTGACTTAGGTGTACTTCAAGTTTGGACTGGATATCACTGGCTTGATATTGGTCAAAGGCTTAATGACTTTGGTTACGAGGCTATAGCGAGTGTTGGAAAAGTTACAGTATCTACAGGTGGTAATACATCTATTGAAATAAGTAATAATTACTGAGTGTAGGTAGTGTTTGTAGACTATACAGTTCAAGAAGTTGTATATATAATAAATAGATGATCATAGGAATGATGTAATGGGTGGTTTAAAAAGTGCTTGGAAAAGCGTAAAAAGGTTCGTTAAAAAGAACACACGAGACATCGCCACAGTTATAGGTTTTGCTATTGGTGGTCCAGCAGGTGCTGCTATTGGTCAAGGGATAGGTTCATTAGGTGAAGGCAGAGATTTTAAAGATTCAGTAATGAGTGCTGGTAAAGTCTACGCTGGTGCTAGTATGGCACAAGGTGCTGGTCTTCAAGGTGGTCAAGGTTTTGGTCAAGGTACAATGGGCACAGGCATCAGTTTTGGTGACCCAATAACAGGTAGTGGCGGTATAGGTGGATTTTTTGAAGACGTAGGGGCTACAGGTAGAGACATGTTTTCTGGTGCTGAGGGAACTAAATTCGGCAGTGGTGATGTAATGGGTAGTTTTGATAATCTAAACGCACTACAAAAAGCAGGTGTTTTAGGTATTGGTGCTAGTGCACTAAGCGGTGGGGAAGATGCTCCAGCTGAGATGCCTGGACCAATAGATCAAAGTGGATATCTGCAACAAGGTTTAACTCCTGCTGTGCTTAGTGATGTGTATGGACCATCAGGTGGCGGTGCTAGTGGTTCAATGCCTAGCTTAGCAAGTTCTTACGACTACGACCCAGTTAATTCAAGTTTAGAAGAATTTTTACGTAAACAACAAGAATACGAACTTGACTTCCCAGAGTTTGAAAGAGTACAAGTAAATGATGGTGGTAAAGTAGCAAGATTAGCAGACGGTGGTGAAATACCTAAAGAAGATTTAGACTTAAGAGAAGACGGTGGAGACATTAGTGATCCTGAAGGTTCAGGTGATGAAGATACTGTCCCAGCATTACTCGCTGACGGCGAGTTTGTTGTAACTAAACAAGCTGTATCTGGTATAGGAGACGGCGACCATGAGTTGGGTATTGCTCAACTTTATGATATGATGAATATGAACGAAGACAAAGCTCAAAGCATGGGCATAGGTAGGGCATAATGGCAACAGAGCAAACAACAGGGCGTACCGAGAGTTTACCACCAGAGTATTACAGACAGTTCATGGCTGGTGTTCCAGGAGCAAATATTCCTGGCATAATGCCGTTACTAAATCAAGATTTAGTTAATAAATTACAAGGCATGGGCGTAGAAGGTGCTACACCCTACAGTTACCAAGGTCAAAGGATAGCTGATTTTACCCCAGCTCAACAAATGGCTATGCGAATGACAGGTGAAAACGTAGGCTCGTATCAACCTTATTTTGATGAAGCTGCAGGTATGGCTAGACAAGGGTATGGTGACGCTAGAACTAGTGCTGCTGAAGGTATGAATTTTATGCGTCAAGGTGCACAAGCAGGTGCAGCAGGTATAGGCGAAGCTCAAAATTTATTAAGACAGGCTCCTGGAGTTGCAAGAGATGCAACTTTTGAAGGTCTAGGTGCTTTACGTGGCGGTCAAGATACTTTAGGTCGAGCTGGTCAAATGGTAGGTGGAGCTAACGCCGACTTGTCTCAAGCACAAAATACACTTAGTGGATCTTTAGGTAATATAGGAGCTAGTGCTCAAACTGGTTATGGTTCTACTCAAGGTTTTAACCCTGGAGATATTTCTGGTTTCATGAATCCTTACGAAGATCAAGTAGTTCAAAAAGCTATGCAAGATCTTGAAGATCAAGGTGCTAAAGCAGATATAGCAGGTAGAGCACAAGCCATAGGCTCTGGTGCTTTTGGTGGTAGTAGAGCTAGATTAGGAGCACAAGAAAGAGAAGAAGCGTTAAGGGAAGCTCAACTTCAAACCGCAGCAGGTTTACGTAGTCAAGGTTATGAATCATCAGCAGGTAGAGCACAATCAGCATTTGAAGCACAACAAAATAGACAAGCACAACAAGCAGGACTATTAGGTAATTTAGCAGGTCAACAAGCTAATATAGGTAGTCAAATGGGTACATTAGGTTTAGGTCAACAAGGTGCTCAGTTAAATCAAGCTAACGCTTTAGCTAATATAGGTCAAGGTCAAGCTGGCATGGGTGCACAAATAGCAGGCATGGGGCAAAACTTAGCAGGCACTATGGGCACTGCAGCTGGAGGATTAGGTAGTCTAGGTACAGGATTAAGTAACGTTTATGGTGGCACAGGTCAAAACTTAGCTCAAACAGGTATGCAATCTGGTACTATGGGTTCTAATACGGCTGGTCAAATAGCTGGATTAGGTCAAGGTCTATCAGCTTTACGTCAAGGTGATGTAAATAATATGATGGGTGTAGGTGGAATGCAACAAGGACAAAACCAAGCTGGTCTAGATTTAGCTTATCAAAACTTTGTTGGTCAATATAACTTACCTGCTCAATTAATAGGTCAAGCAGGTCAAACTGCAGCAGGAATGGCACCAACATTAGGAGGAACTACATTAGCACAAGGTTCTAGTAGTGGTGGTTCTAACTCAATGATGCAAGGGTTAGGTGGAGCAATAGCAGCATACGGTGCATTAAGAGGTCAACCTGGACAACAACAAACAATGCAGAATATGGGTCCTCAACAAGTTGGTCCAGGTGGTGGACAACAAATGTATGGTGGACAATCTATGTATGACAGATTGCAATCGCAACAACAACTTAGACCACCAAGATAACAATGATAAACGAACAAGATTTACAAAGTAGTTTCGACCAATCTGGTGTAATTCAACAAGCTAGACAGATGCTGGACGCTGGTCAGCCTATTGAGTTTATATCTCAAAATACAGGTTTAGATAGACAAGTTATAGAGAATTTATTGCTCAGTAACCAACAAGTACAAACACCACCCATAGCCCCTCCACCTCAAGTAAATGCAATGGACATGGGTATTATGTCAAACCCGATGTCTAATGGTGAAACTGAAA